CGAGGCTTATGCCAGCTTGATTAATTTATTGGTAGATATTTGTCAACGTAATGGAATTAAAAAATTACTTTGGCAAGGAGATAAGAGTTTAATTGGACAAGTTGATAAACAGAACATGACTGTTCATAGATGGTTTGCGCAAAAAGCTTGTCCTGGAGATTGGCTTTATAATCGCCATGGGCAAATTGCCGCGGAAGTTAATAAGCGTTTAAATGGAGAGGGTGACGAAGAAATGACACAAGAAACTTTTAATCAAATGCTTGAAACTTATCTTGCACAACAAGCTAAAAAAGATTCCACCTGGGAACTTTCTGCGATGGAATGGGCGCAGCAGAATGGTTTAGTACAAGGAGACGAGAATGGGCGTCTTTCTCCCAAAAAGTTTTTAACAAGGGGAGAAATGATGACTGTTCTTCAGCGCTTTAAAGATAAGTTTTGCAAATGAAAAAAGCAAAAGTAAAAGATTAGATAGAAAGCCTTGATTATTCTAAGAAAATTATTCGAGATATAAGGCTTTTACTTTGGATAGTTACTTTATCTGGAATATTACTTGCTTTTTTCTGCGTTTATCGAGGTTATATTGGTACTTTAGCATGGATTACTTCTTTAGTAGGACTACCTTGGAGTGCCTATGGTACTATTTGCTCGTTTTATCTTAATATGGCAAAAAGCGATCATTCGCAAGGTGGAATTACTTATGACATGGCAATGAAATAGCTAGAGAATGATAACATAAATCTTGATGAAGGTATTTAATAATTACAAGGGATTAGTAGTTTTTACTATTAATCCCTTTTTCTTTTTATCTATAATATGTTATAATAAATAAAAAAAGAAGGTGAAAAAAATAATTATTATATATACAGATGGTTCTACTTTAAAAAATGGTTCTAAAAATGCGGTTGGCGGTTTTGGAGTTGTAGTATGCGAGGGCAATTTACAGCAAAAGCCAGAAGAGTATAAGTTAATAGCTGCATATGCGGAGCGCGCAGAAGGTACAACTAATAATAGAATGGAAATGAGTGCAATACTCTGGGCGCTGGAAAATTATGGAAGTCCTTCTAATTCATTTACTTATCCTCTTGTTTATAGCGATTCTATGTATTGTGTTAATAGCTTTACCAAATGGATTAAGGGGTGGAAACGCAATGGATGGACTCGTGCGGGAGGGGCGCCGCTTGAGAATTTAGACTTAATTCAGAAATATGATATTTTAACTAGCTTTAATAATAAGCATATTGAATTATATTATGTTAAAGGTCATAATGGAAATATTTGGAATGAGTTAGCGGATAAATTAGCAACGGGTCAAATTAAGCCTGAAGAAATCATACAGGGAGATTAATGGTTCGAGTAATCATTAATCTCTTTTTTGTTTTTTGATTGCATTTGTTTTTAAAATATGATATAATATACATAGAAATAAAAAAGAGAAAGGCAGAAAATTAATGACTGATTATAATGCTTCAAGTATTAAAACGCTTGATTATTTTGAACATATTAGGCAATATCCTGGTATGTATATTGGTTCTAAAGATCTTAAGGGATTACACCATTGTGCTAAAGAAATAATTTCTAATAGTATTGATGAATATCTCAACGGAGCAGGTTCAGAAATTCTTGTAAAACTTCAAAAAGATGGTGGAATTCTTATTAAGGATAATGGTAGAGGTATTCCCCATGGCAAACATGAAAGCGGTTGTAGTTTGCTTCAAGCTTGTTATGGTATCGCAAATACTGGTGGCAAATTTGATAATGCAACTGGTCAAACTGGTTACAATACCAGTGGTGGTGAGCATGGCACTGGTGGTAAAGCCGTTAATGCCCTTTCTAAAAAGATGATTGTTTCTACATCAAGAGAAGGAATCAAAGAGACTGTAGAATTTTCAAAAGGTCAGTTTGTATCGTCCAAGGAAGAGAAAAGTGCCGACATGGGTGTTGAAGTTCTTTTTTATCCCGACGATACGATTTTTGAAACTGTGATTTTTGATAGTGAAAAGCTCCAAGAAATGCTTCAAGAATTTAGCTTTTTATGCACAGGACTTAGGTTTAATTTTATTGACGAGATAAAAGGTATTGAAAAAACTTACTATTCTGAGCAAGGACTTTATGATTATATTAACTATCTATCAAAAGGAAAGCAACTTATTTGCGAGCCAATTTATTTTACAGAGCGAGATGGATTTTTTCAAGTTGAAGTTGCAATGGCTTATACTTCTGATTATGGAAGCATTGTAAGACTTTATACAAACAATATTCCTCAAGAAAAAGGAACTCATTTAACTGGCTTCAAAACCGCTTTAACCTCTACTTTTAATAATTTTATGAGAGAACAAGGATGGCTCAAAGAGAAGGATGTCAATCTTGCCGGGTCTGATATCGAAGAAGGACAAATCTTAATTATTAACTTTAAGATGATTGACCCTGTATTTAAAGGGCAAAATAAAGAGGAACTTAGTTCCTCAGAAGGCAGAACATATGTTCAAAAACTCTCTACTTCTGCTCTTAAAGAATACTTTTCTATTCACCCTAAAGATGTAAAGAAGATTGCGGACAAGGCGCTTAACGCGCGTAAAGCTAGAGAGGCGGCGCGTCGTGCTAGGGATTCCGCAAGAGGTATTAAGGGCAAGAAAGAATCTGGTCTTAAAGCTAAAATGCAACTTAGCGATAAGTTTATTGATTGTACGAATAAGTCTGCCAATCAACGTAACCTATTGCTTGTAGAAGGCTTGAGTGCAGGATCTTCAGCAGTGGAAGCCCGTAATCCAAAAACAGACTGTATTTATATGTTGAAAGGGAAAACAATCTCTCCTCTCAAGACCAGTGTAGATAAAATCTTGGCTAATCAAGAAATGAGTGATATTATTCGCGTTATTGGAGCAGGTTTTGGAAAAGATTTTGACGTGAATAAAATGAACTTTAACAAGATTGTAATTACTAGCGACCAAGATTCTGATGGAATGAGTATTGAGCTTTTGCTTACTACATTTTTCTTTACTTATATGCGTCCTCTCGTGGAAGCTGGTAAACTTTATCGAGCTGTAACCCCTCTTTATATCATTCGTTGTAAGAATAAAGAGTATTATTGCTATTCAGACGAAGAATTGGAAGCATGGAAGCAAGAACATAAGACGAATTCATTCGACCTCTTACGCGCAAAAGGGCTTGGAGAATTAGACCCTGCAGACTTGCAGAAAGTGTGCTTTGAGAATGAACGATATAAGCGTATTACCGTGAGTGATGCTAAGAAAACTGAGGAGCTTCTTGAAACACTTATGGGAAGTAACGTAGAGCCTCGTAAGCAATATATCTATGATAATGCTACAAGACTTGGCTTTAATTTTGACTAATAGAGGTGAGAATAATGGCGAATGAAAATATGATTACAGAAGTTGATATTCTTGATGAAGCAAAGGAAAATTTCTTGGTCTATGCCGAGGAGGTCTTGACTGACCGCGCAATTCCTGCCGCTGAAGATGGTCTTTTAAGCGCTCAGCGCAAAATTCTTTGGACGATGGAAGATTATCTTAAAATGGATAGCAAAAGCAAGACTAGAAAGTGCCAAGGTATTGTCGGTTCAACGCTAATTACCTCTTATTTTCATGGCGACGCTTCTTGTTATGGAGTTCTTTGTAAGATGTCTCAAGAGTATCTTATGCGATATCCTCTTATTCATGGGCAAGGCTCTCTTGGCACTCAAGAAAATAATGACATGAAAGCGAGCTCAAGATACACTGAAGCCAAGCCTAGTATTTATACAGACTTAATGATGAACGATTTTAAGAAAGATGTCGTTCCTTTTAAAGAGACATACAACGGAGAATTTATGGAACCTGTTGTTCTACCTTCTCTCTTTCCCAATGCAATCTGCAATGGTAGACAGGCAATTGGAGTTAGCATGGCTCATAATAGCGCACCACATAACCTAACAGAGGTTTGTAACGCGATTATTGCTTTCATCGAGAAAGGTTCTCTCACAACAAGCGAGATTATGGAATATATTAAGGGTCCTGATTTTCCTCTAGGCAACAAGGTTCTCAACTCTAAAGACATTGCTAAAGCATTTGAAACAGGTAAGTCTTCTGTGTCTCTTAAAATTCAAGGTGATTATGAAGTTGATGGACAAAAGATAATCTTTACAACCATCCCTTACCGTACCTATAGAAATAAGATTAAAGAGCAGATTGAGAAAAATATTGAAACGCTAGAGGAAGTTATTGATGATTTTGATGATGAATCTAACGTGGGACAAAATAAGCTTGTCTTCCACGTAAAAGATGGAGTTTCTGTTTCTAAAGCTCTTAATAAGCTGTTTACTTTAACTGACCTTCAAACTACTTTATCCTACAATATGAACTATATTGTAAATGGTACTCCGAAGCTTTGTTCTATGGTTGATTTAATTAAAGCTTATGTTCAGCATCAAGAGAATGTACTTATTAAAGCAACGGAGTATGATAAAGCAAAAGCAGAAGCTCGTGCTCATATTCTTGAAGGTTTGATTGCTGCAGTAGACAAGATTGATGGAGTAATCTCATTAATCAAGGCTTCCGCAAGTAAAGCAGAGGCAAAAGAAAAGTTGATTGACTTTCTTTCTATTGATGATATTCAAGCTACTGCAATTCTTGATATGAAGCTTGGTAAATTAACCAAGATTGATAAAGAAGAACTTATTAACGAGCTTAAAGAAAAGAAAGAGTTCATTGCTTATTGTATTAACATTTTGACAAATCAAGAGACAAGAAATAATGAACTTATTAATAAAGTTAAGAAATTGCGGGATACCTATGGTGACGAGCGACGCACAAAGCTTTTAAACATTGAACTACCTAAAGCCGAGAAAGAAATTATCGTGGCTGAACCAGAAGATTGCGTCGTTATTATCAATAGTAAGAATCAGGTAAAGCGTATTGCAAAGAAGAATTTTAAACCGCAGAGACGCAATACTATAGGAGTAAAAACAAATGGTGAAATAGCTAAGTTTTCTACTTCTACTAATACTCAAGATTATCTTATGATATTTACTTCCAAGGGCAAAATGTATAAGATTCTTGTTGATAATATTCCTGAAGGCACCAATACAATTCTTGGCAGTTTAATTGAATTTGAAAATAATGAAGTTCCTATCGCTTTTACCACTTTGACTAGAGATACAACTAAGAAATTTATATTCTTTGCTACTAAAAATGGTATAGTAAAGAAAGTTCCTTTGAGTGAATATGACAAAACTAAACGGAATAAAGGTGTTATTGCAATTACACTAAAAGATGGAGATAGCCTGGCAGATATAACTTTTATCGACCAAGAAGAAATAATGCTTATAACCAAAAATGGAATGAGTATAAGATTTGCAGCAGCCGGTGTGCCGACGTCTTCACGCACGGCTCAAGGAGTAAAAGGTATTAATCTCGCAAAAGATGACCAAGTTATAGCGGCTCTACCTATCGCCAATCCCGCAGACTATCTTACTCTTGTTTCTAAGAATTGTCTTGGGAAGAAAATAAAGCTGGAAGAGTTTACTGTCCAAGCTAGAGGCGGAAAGGGATTAACTTGCCATAAAGAAGAAATAGCGGGCGCCACAATAGTAAATGATGAGGACAATATTCTTATTTCAGGAAATAAATCTTCCATTGTTGTAAGTTGTAAGAATATTCCTTTACTTAGCAGAGTCTCTCTTGGTAATATAATGTTAAAAAATAATTCAGAAATAATAACTATAACAAAAATATAAAAAACTAGAGGGTGGGGTTTTCCACCCTCTTTTTACTTTTTAATAAAAATATTATATAATATATATAAGTAAAAATAGAGAGGGTAAAGATATGAGTAATGAAATGAAAGACTGGCTGCGCGACCAGCAGTGTGAGAAAATACAGACTTTGATTCGCGATCTTAATAATTGGACTAAAGAATATGATAAAGGAACTCCGATAGTAACGGATGAAGAATGGGATAGGGCTTATTTTGAATTAAAAAACTTGGAGCAAGAGTCTGGAATCACAATGGAAGATTCTCCTACTCAAAAAATTACATATGAAGTAGTTACAAAACTTGAAAAAGTAAAACATAACCATGATATGTTATCACTCGACAAGACAAAAGATTGGAATGAGTTTGTAAGATATTTTGGAAATAAAGCTGTAGATTTAATGCTCAAGATGGATGGTTTAACTTGCTGTCTTACCTATGAAAATGGAGTATTAGTGTCTGCGGAGACGCGCGGGAATGGTGAAATTGGCGAAGCCATTCTTCATAATGCAAGAATTATTAAATCTATTCCTAAAAAAATTAGCTATCAAGAGAGATTGGTAATTGATGGAGAAGTAATTTGCCGATATCAAGACTTTGAACCTTTCTCTATCGAGTACAAAAACCCCAGAAATTTTGCCTCAGGCAGTATTAGGCTTCTTGAATCTGAAGAATGTGCCAAGCGTAATTTAACCTTTGTGGCTTGGAATGTAGTTGAGGGGTTAGAAGGAAATAGTTTTATTGACAAACTTCAAGATCTTTTAAAGCTTGGTTTTACTATCGTTCCTTGGGCTTCTTCTCTGTGTGATGATGCTAAAGAATTTCTTCAGAATGAAGCCAAGAAATTGGGTTATCCCATTGATGGTCTTGTTGGACGATTTGACGATATTGATTATGGTACAAGTCTTGGCTCAACAGCACATCATGCCAACGCCGCCTATGCGTTCAAGTTTTATGATGAGACTTATGAAACCGAGCTTCAAGATATAGAATGGTCAATGGGTAGAACTGGGCAGCTTACTCCCGTAGCAATCTTTAAAGAAATAGAGATGGATGGGAGCATGGTTAATAGGGCGAATATGTTTAATATTAATACGATGATTGACCTTCTTGGAGAACATCCTTATGTAGGAGAAAAGCTGCAAGTATATAAGGCTAATGCGATTATACCACAGATTAGTAGCGCAGATAAGCAAGAGTCCGCAGAACTTCAACTTTCCATTCCATCTGTTTGTCCTATTTGCGGTGAAGCTACCGAAATAGAAATTTTTGATTCTGGGACTGCCAATCTTGTTTGCAGTAATCCTACTTGTGATGGAAAACTTATAAATATTCTTGATCATTTTGCCGGGATTAAAGGACTTAAAATCAAAGGATTATCAAAAGCCACCCTTGAAAAGCTAATTAGCTGGGATTGGATTGAAAATATTTCAGACATCTTTACTCTTGTTAATCATAAAGATGAATGGATTTTAAAGCCTGGTTTTGGAGTAAAATCTGTAACTAATATTCTTAATTCTATTGAAGCCGCAAAAAATACAACTCTTGAATCTTTTATTTCTAGTTTAGGAATACCTCTGATAGGAAGAACTGTAGCTAAAGAACTTTGCAAACACATTAACTCTTATGAAGATTTTCGGGAAAAAGTAGATAATAAATTTAATTTTTCTGAATATGATGGATTCGCAGGCGCAAAAACAGATGCAATATGGAATTATGATTATACAGAAGCGGACAAGATTTATCCTTTGCTTAATATCGCGGAAGTCACGCTTAATAGTGTTCAGCATTCGTGCGATGGGTTGACAATTTGCATAACCGGTAAGTTACAGCAATTTAAGAAAAGAGATGACTTCAAAGCTTGGATTGAAGAACGTGGCGGAAAAGTTACAAACAGCGTAACTAGTAAAACAAACTATCTTATAAATAACGATATTAATTCAACCACTAGTAAAAATGCAACCGCGAAAAAACTTAATGTGCCTATAATTACAGAGGAAGGTTTTATAAAGGAGTTTGGTTAAATGTACGCTAAAGTAGATTATATAGATGGTTCGCGTGGAACTTATTCTTATGACGATTATGATATTAATTTGATGGCGGGCGGAAACTGGCTTACCATAAAAAGCAAAACAGAAACTTGTGATTTCTATATTCCAAGAGAACAAATTGCGCAAATGATTATAAGAGAAGATTGATTGACTTTAAAAAAATTTTTTGCTATAATATACTTGTAATCAATAAGGAAAGGTTGTTTTTTGAAATGACCAGAAAGCAAATGAAGAAATACGCATAGGAAATGTATAAATGCGAATTGATTCATCAAAGCGAAACCAGTACAAAAGAGGAAAAATCTCAAGCCGAAAATAGAATAATTTAGTTAACTAATCAAATTCTAGCTTTAAAAGATGGGATGAATCTGTTTTTAGAAATAGATGAAATAATACAACAACAATTATTTAAAGGAGAAAATTAACAATGGCAATGAAGCCCGATACTAAGACAATTTTTGAGTACATCCGTAAGCATAACGGAGAGGATATTACCGCGATTAGCGTCGCTGAGGAGCTGGGTTTTGATACCCGCAAGGTTAATGGTAGCTTTACTTCCTTTGTCAAGAAGGATTGGGGTTATCGCGAGGAGAAGGAGATCGAGCTGGCAGATGGCTCGCATCAGAAGATTAAGTTCCTTCGTCTGACTGAGCTGGGCATGACGGTTGACCCGGATGCTCCCGCTGAGAAGGCAGAAGAGTAATAACATGGGGCTAGTTTTTCTAGCCCCTTTTTTAAACTTATGATATTTGTAACTATTTTTTTAATTTTTATTAGTGTTTTTCTCTTATATTATGTAATTAAGCTTAGACAAACTAAGCAAGAAATAATTAAAGTTAATGTAGAGATAGCAGAAGAAAATGATTTTTTAGAGCAACAACATAGTCAGCTCTTAACCGAAATAGATTAGGACAAACAAAAGCTTGATGAAGTAAAAGATTCTGTAGAGGCACAAGCTAATATATTAAATTCTTTATCTAAAGCCGCAGAAGATATGCGGGAGGGCGCTATAAAGCAAGCTCAAGAAGCCTATGAGGCGTCGGTCGCCGCGCTTGATGAAGAATATCAGTCACTTAATAAAAAATATAAAGAAAGATTGCAAGATTGTCTTAATAAAGTTGTAGAAGAAGAAGCAAAAGTTGAAGATTTAAAAGCTAAGCAATTGGCTTATATTCAGGCAAAGAAAAGAGAAGAAGAAATAAAAGCTAATGAAAGTTATTATAAATTGCCTATATGCGATGAAGATATTAATGATATAACTTTATTAAGAGATTTGCAAAAAAGACTATGCCATAAAGAAGCTATAGATAAACTAATTTGGGATGTATATTATAAAACTGCTTATGATACCTTAATGTCTCATTTGTTTAAAACAAGTGGAAAGATAATTGGTATATATAAAATAACAGATTTAATTAGTGGACAATCTTATATTGGTCAGTCGGTCGATATACGAGAGAGGTTTAGGCAACACATCAAGGCTGGTTTATCTTCTGCTCCTGCTACGAATAAACTTTACCAAGCTATGAAAAAAGATGGATTAAATAATTTTACTTTTGAGGTTTTGGAAGAAATTTCCAGAGATAAACTTAATGAGCGTGAAATTTATTATATAGATTTGTATGATACAAAACAAAGCGGTATGAATAAAACATCGGGAGGCGCGTGAAATGGAGCGAATAATCGGAACACGCAGTAGCGGGAAAACTCGTAAGTTAATGGAATTTGCCAAGGAAAAAGATGCTATATTTGTGTGCGGAAACCCTGCCGGCATGAAACAAAAATCAATGGTATATGGAATTATGGGGATAGACTTTGTTTCTTATTGGGACTATGCGGTAGGTAATTGTGACCCCGAAAGGTTTATTGTGGTTGATGATCTTGAAGCATTTGTTGCTGCTTTTCATGATAAACTTATTGGATATACTTTAAGTGATGGAGAATAACAAATGAAATTTGAGAATGTTAGAGTCTATAATTTTGAACACGCTCTTCGGGGTATGCGCAATCCTAAAAATAGTTGGCACCTAAGCGATAGCAATTTTGGGATGTGTTTATATAACTCTATTCCTGATATTGTTTCTGAAATGTGGATTGCATATCATGGGGAAGATGTTCCCATGACCAATGAAGATTATGCGGCTATTGAGAAAAATATTCTTCTTTGTCATGATGAAGATGTTTGGGAGTATGCGGCAATTGGTCCAAAAGATATGAAGTTGGCGCAAAATCTTATAAATGCTGGCAGCGAACATCGTAAGTTTTTGAGACAAATATTTGTGACTGTTGACATCACAGCACCTGTATACTGGTGGAAAGAAGCAGATACCTACAAAATAGGCACCGTGGCTAATAGTACTTCAACTATGCACAAGCTTACTTCTAAGCCTATCACAATTGATTGTTTTGAAACTACTGATTATAGCAATGAACTTCCTTTAATAGATGATATAAATGTAGGGATTAGAGTTGACAATTTTATTAATGACTTGGAGCAACTTCGCCAAAAATATTTACTTCTTAAAGACGAAAATCCTATTGAAGCGAAAAAGTATTGGAAAGAGCTTGTAAGATGGTTGCCTATGAGCTGGCTTCAAACTCGTACAATTACTATGAATTATGAGAATCTTCTTTCTATGGTACATCAGCGTCAAAACCATAAGTTAACAGAATGGTCAGAAGATTTCATTTCATTTGCTCAATCTTTACCTTATTCTAAGGAATTTATATTCATTGACAAAAATTAATTAAAATGATATAATATATATAGAAATTAAGGAGGGGCAATAAAAAAGTGAATAAATACAAAGAATTTCTGGATTATTTTGATACTATAGTTGGAGAAAATGATATTCCTAGTGGCGTAATGAAAATTTATAATGAACTTGCCTCGTATGAAGATAAGGCGGAAGCTCCTATTATCACAGAAACTGGCGCTGCGATTCTTGAGTTTTTGCAGAATTATGGTTTTAAATCTATAAAAGCAAAAGATATAGCAGATGAAATGGGAGAATCATCTAGAAAGATTTCTGGTGCAATGCGAAAGCTTGTTACAGAAGGATTTGTTGAAAAGAATGGAACTAACCCTGTAAATTACTTGATTACAGAAAAAGGTATGAATTTTATTATTAAGGAGAATATTACGAATGAGTAAGAAGAATTTTATAAACACAGTTCATCTTGAGGGTTATCTCTATGAGCATAATCTTAAGAGCAAGGTAAGTGCCAAGAATATTCCTTATATCTCTGGTGATATTAGTATTGCAACAGATGATACCAATATAGTTACTGTTCATTATACCTATGTTGCAGAGTATTATCCTCAGAAGAATCCGAATGATGCACCTCGTGTAAATGGTAACTATGCAATTCTTCAGAGCATACTTGACGGTACCACCAAGACAGTTATGGGCGCTGGCAAGGAGAATGCCGCAAAACTTAGGGTAGATTCTGCAATTGCTCTTAACGAGTGGTACAATTATCGCGTTGAGGGTGAGCCGCTTGTGAGCACAAAGCGCAACGAGGGTGGATTTATTCATCCTATTGATACGTTTAGTGAACCTGATAGTCGATCTACTTTTGAAGCAGATATGGTTATTACCAATTTTTCTCGTAAGGAGACTGAGGATCAGCCGGATACAGGCATAGTCAAGGGCTGTATTTTTGGTTATCCCAAGATGCTTCTTCCTGTCGAGTTTACTGTTACCAATCCGGCGGCAATTGATTATTTTGAGGGACTTGAGGCTACACAGAAGCAGCCTGTCTTTACTAAGGTGAAGGGACAGGAAATTTCTAGGGTTGTAAAGAAGAAGATAGAGGAAGCAAGCGCTTGGGGCGAGATTAGTGTGCGTGAGGTTACTAATACTCAGAAGGCATTTGTTATTACTTGGGCGCAGCCTGAGCCTTATCTTTGGGATGATGAAAGCACACTTCTTGCTTCTGAGCTGTCTGAGATGATTGCCGCACGAGAGATCCATCTTGCGGAAATCAAGCAGCGTAGCGATACTTATCGTGCTAATAAGAACTCTACTCCGTCGGCTTTCGCAAAGCCTACTGAGGGCGAGTATAAGTTTTAATTTATAAGGGGAGGAAAAACCTCCCCCTTTAGCTTTAGGAAAGGAAATAAAAATAATGGCTATCAACCTTTTAAATATTCAGCCTCATAGCGTAAGTCGCGATCTATCTGGCTATATTACTTTTTTATTTGGACCTGCAAAGATTGGTAAGACGACTTTTGGTTCTCAGATGCCTGGTCATTTGATACTAGCATTCGAGCGTGGTTACAACGCACTA